GCGGAGCGAATGCAATATCGGGAACAATACCCCAAGGTAATATTGCTAACGCATCTTTGGGAGCAATAACAGCTTTACCAGCTGGTGTGGGTGGCAAGGTTTTGCAAGTTGTTGAAGGAACATCATCAACAGAACATGAAGCTACTGGAAGTGCAGATCAAGATATTGGATTATCTGTTGCTATAACTCCTTCATCTTCATCAAGTAAAATTTTGGTAACAGTTAGTTTTTTATATAAAATATTTCAAAGTGGAGAGAGTGGATCATCTGCTCAATTTACACTTTTAAGAGGAAGCACAGCTATTATAACTAGGAGTGGAGGTTCAAGCCAAGATTATAATGTTGAAGTAAGTGCTTTATCTTCTAATAATTATGCAACTATGGCAACAAATTTAAACCTCCAAATACTTGATTCACCTAACACTACAAGTGCAACAACGTACAAAATTCAAAGCACAGGGATTACAAGTACTAGAGTTGAGAGTATGTTAAATAACAGAAGAGGAAGCATAATAGCTTACGAGGTAGGAGCATAATGAAAGTTTATAAATATTTAGACAAAGTCTATTACGCAATATTAAGGATAAATCCAGATGCTAAGTATAGTATTTTAGGAGGAGATCTTAATAATATTCAATGGAATCACGGAACAACTCCAATTTCTGTATCTGATATAGAATCAAAAATTGCAGAGATGGAACCAGAATTTGATACCACAGATTATAACGGAGCATAATAGATGCTCGGCCTGACTTCTATATCTGGTGCTCCAATATCAACATCGTTCTTTAACCCGAACGTTACTGTCAATGTAACTGGTAATGCATTAACTCTTGCGATTGGAAGTTCTTCTGCATTAGCAGGAGCCTTTGTAACACCAACTGGTAATCCTTTAACACTTGGCTTTGGATCACTAACAATCAGTGGTGCAGCTAATGTAACACCTGATCCTACACCGTTAACTCTAGGTATTGGTACAATCACAGTAACAGCTGCAGCCAACGTTTCAGTTACAGGAAATGCGTTGACCATTGGCACAGGAAGTGTTAGTATTACAGCAGCTGCAAACGTAACACCAACTGGTGTACCGATGACGCTAACAGTAAAAGACGCGGGTATTATTACTTGGAACGACATTGACCCAGGAGTAAGTCAAGTGTGGACACCAATAGACCCGTATTAGGAGAATTATGGCATCAAGTTTTTCAACAAATTCAAAATTAGAACTTATAGCAACTGGTGAAAAGGCTGGTCTTTGGGGCACGATCACTAATACAAACTTACAAATTCTAGAACAATTATCTTCAGGTTATCTATCTTCAGCACAACTAGCATCTGGAGATCTAGCTTTAGCACTCGACAATGGTGCAACATCAAATGGTAAGAATTTATACATCAAACTAACAGGCACACTAGGTGCAAATAGAAGTGTAACTATACCTGATGGCTCTGAAAGAATTATTATATTTGAAGATGCAACAACAAGAGGCACATCTGCACTATACACAATTACAGTTAAAACTGTATCAGGGTCCGGGGTTGTATTACCTATTGGATCTAAATCATTAGTATATTCAGATGGTACAAATGTTAGTCTTGGTATTCGTAACAAAGGTTATGTAACTTTAAACTCTTCAACAATTACTGCATACACAGCAGTAGATGGTGATCAAATATTTGCAAATACGACAGCTAACCCAATTACTGTAACTTTACCTGCATCACCAGCAGTAGGATCAGAGGTTACGTTCATTGATGCAAGAGGAACTTTTAACTCTAACAACTTGATTGTGAATAGAAACAGTCAACCAATAAATACAGGTACATCAAACCTGACACTAGATACTAACGGTCAAGCTTTTACATTAGTATATGTGGATTCGACAAGAGGCTGGGCTTATAAAACTAACACGGCATAGGGAGCACGGACCATGGCCCTTATTGAATATAATTTCTTACCTGGAATTGACAAGCAAGATACAACTGCAGGTGCAGAAAACAGATGGATAGACTCTGACAATGTTAGATTTAGATATGGTCTACCAGAAAAAGTAGGTGGTTGGTCTTCTTTAATATCCGATAGTATTACAGGTGTTGCAAGAAAACTTCATGCATTCGTTGATTTAAATGGTAATAGATACGTTGCAATTGGAACAGATAAATTTTTACTTTTATATTTTGAAGGACAGTTGCATGATATTACACCTTTAAAATCTACATTAAGTTCTTCTACAATTGCAACTGTAAATGCTTCAGCTGTTTGCACAATAACAACTTCTACATCACATAATTTAGAACCTGGAGATATTGTTTTATTAGATAGTGTAACTTTACCAGGTGGTACAGGTTTTAGTGCATCAGACTTTGAAGATAAATTATTTCAAGTAACATCAGTTCCAACACCTACGACTTTTACAATTACACAAACTTCTAATGCAGGTGCAACTGTTGCAACAGGTGGTAGCATTGCAGTTAAACCTTATGAAAAAGTGGGTCCAGCTGCACAGTCTTATGGTTATGGTTTTGGTATATCACAATGGAACGGATCAGTCCCTGGAGCTGCAACGTCTACGTTAAACGGATCATTAAGTGCAAACTCTGCTGGTACAGGTGGTGTTGGTACAAATGTTACACTAGTTTCTACAGCTAACTTTAGTTCTGCAGGTAGAATATTAGTAGAAGAGGAGTTAATTTCTTACGCATCTATTTCATCACCAAACTTACAAACTATTGTAAGAAACGTAGATGGCACAGATAATGCTGCACACAACACAGGAGTAACTGCAACAGACGCTACAAATTTTTCTGATTGGGGTGAAGCAGTATTGGCATCAGAGGTAACTCTTGAACCAGGTCTTTGGTCATTAGATAACTTTGGTCAAGTATTAATTGCAACGATTGCAAACGGTAAAACATTTACATGGAACGCAGGTGCAGCAACACCTTTGACTACAAGAGCGTCTACAACGACATCTGGTTTTGCAACAGGAAACAATCCAACTGCATCAAGATTAACTTTAGTCTCACCAACAACCAGACACTTATGTCATTTTGGAACTGAAACAACCATTGGAGATACAACAACACAAGACGATATGTTTATTAGATTTTCTGACCAAGAAGATATTAATGATTATACAGCAACTTCTGTAAACACTGCAGGTGATTTTAGATTACAAGATGGTACAAAGATAGTTGGTGCAATCAAAGCAAAAGAAACGATTCTAGTATTTACAGATAATGCACTATATACAATGAAATTTGTAGGTGCGCCTTTTACATTTAGTTTTGAACAAGTTGGTACGAACTGTGGATTGATTGGTAAGAATGCGGTTGTTGAAGTAGATGGTAGTGCATTTTGGTTATCTGCAAATGGTTTCTTTATGTTCGATGGTACAGTTAAATCATTACCATGTAGTGTAGAAGATTTTGTTTATGATAATTTTGATACCACAAAAGGACAACAAGTTGTGGCTGGTATAAATAATTTGTTTACAGAAGTAATTTGGTATTATCCATCATCAAGTGCAAACTATAATGATAAATATGTAGTTCTTAATTATGGTGAAGCTATGAAAAATGGTGTTTGGTACACGGGCACTGAAGCAAGAACTTCTTGGATTGATGCAATTGTATATCCAAAACCTTTTGGAACTAAATATGATGCATCAAGCAACGGTACATTTCCAGCAGTGGTTGGTCAAGATGGTTTAGGTCAAACTAAATTTTTTGAACATGAGGTTGGTACAGATCAAGTTAACGAAGATGGATCAACAACAGCTGTTACATCTTTTATAAAATCATACGATATAGATTTAGAACAAAGACAAAGAAATCAACAAGGTCAACAAATAGGTCTTAAATTAGCAGGTGAAGCATTTCTTGCTATGAGAAGATTTATACCAGATTTTAAAACATTAACTGGTAATGCTAAAGTAAGTTTAGGTGTTAAAAGATATCCACAACAATCTGATACAACAACTACACTAAGTCCATTTACAATTACATCTTCAACTCTTAAAAAAGATACAAGAGCTAGAGGAAGATTTATAAATGTTAAAATAGAAAACGATAGTTCTGGTGAAGAATGGAGATTTGGTACGTTAAGATTAGATTTACAAGGAGATGGACGTAGATAATGACAAAAATTAATATAAGAATACCAGAACCAAAAACAGAATACGATGTATCTAACCAAAAACAAATTAACAGAGCTTTGACTAT